TGTCTCGCCTGTCACCTGAAGCACTGGCGGAACTTGGCAGGCTTTCCGATGCTGCCGACGATTGACGACGCACTGGCGGCTGATAAGCTCGCGTGCAGTCGATCACTTGCTTATTTCGTAGAGCGTGCGTGGCGTCATATCATCCCTGACACGTATCAGCACGGGTGGCACATAGACGCGATCTGCGAGCACCTGGAGGCGGTCAACGCCGGGCAGATTACGCGGCTGCTGGTTAACGTCCCGCCCGGCACGTCCAAGTCCACTCTGATCGGCGTGATGTATCCGGCGTGGCTTTGGGGGCCAGCGGGCAAGCCTGAACACCGATACATCGGCGCGGCTCATGAGCAGGGCCTGGCGGTGCGCGACAACCGGATGATGCGCGAGTTGGTCAACTCCCCATGGTATCAAAGGCGCTGGCCGATTGCGATGATGGGCGACCAGAACGAAAAGCTGTATTTTGAAAACGAGCATCGTGGATTCCGTCAAGCCTGCGCCGTGGCGTCAATGACTGGTCGCCGCGGGGGCACGGTGGCGTGGGACGATCCTTTATCGCCGGAAAAGGCAAACAGCCCAACGCACCGTGAAACGGCAATCCGCGTGCTGTCCGAAACCGTTCCGACCCGCCTCAGTGATCCGGCAAAATCTGCAATCATCGTGGTCATGCAGCGGCTTCACGAGAAAGACCCAAGTGGGCACATCATTGCCGGTGATCTGGGATATGAACACTTGTGCATCCCTATGGAATTTGACCCGGCCCGGCGGTTTACAACCTCAATCGGCTGGACAGACCTGCGTAAAACATCTGGTGAACTGCTAGATCCTGTCAGGTTCCCGCCTGCCGTCATTGATCGCGACAAGAAGGCGATGGGGTCTTACGCGTGGGCCGGGCAGATGCAGCAACTACCCAGCCCCGCCGGTGGTGGCATATTCCGCTCCGACTGGTGGCAGTATATGGACACCGCCCCGCCTATCGAGTGGCGGTCAATCTATGCCGACACGGCACAGAAAACCAAAGAGGCAAACGACTATTCTGTTTTCCAGTGCTGGGGGCGGTCGCGCGCAGGGCAAGCGGTGTTGCTGGACATGGTGCGCGGCAAATGGGAAGCGCCTGAATTGCTGGAGCGCGCGCGCCAATTCTGGGCAAAGCATAACGCGATTGACGGTCAAGGGGCGCTGCGGTCATTCAATGTCGAGGATAAGGTGAGCGGCACGGGTTTGATTCAGCAGTTGAAGCGTGAGGGCGTACCGGTCTTGCCGATCAAGCGCAACATCGACAAAATAACGAGGGCATATGACGCCGCGCCGTCCATCGAAAGCGGTAATGTGACACTGTTACGGGGCGTGCCGCATCTGTCGGACATGATGGGAGAAGCTGAAGCCTTTCCAAACGGCGCGCATGATGATACGCTTGATCCGATGATGGACGCGGTAGCCAGTATTTTACAGGGTTCAATCAATTCATGGGCTGGAACAATATGACAATCATGGACGGCCTGCGCAATATCGTTGCCAACCTCGGAACGGACCGTGACAAGGCGGCGCACAGCCATTATTACAACACCACGATTGCCGACGATCAGCTTGTCGCCATGTACCGCACCAGTGCCATTGCCCGCAACGTGGTGGACCTGCCCGCAGAGGATGCGACCCGCGAATGGCGGGAATGGCAGGCCGATGCGGAACAGATCACGGCAATCGAGGCTGAGGAAAAGCGTCTGGGATTGCAGGGTAAGACGATGCAGAACCTGAAGCGGGCCCGGCTGTTTGGCGGCGCTGCCATATATATCGGCACGCGCGACCTAGACGCATCAAAACCGCTGGATCCGGCCCGGATCGGCAAGGGTGGCCTGCAATATCTCGCCGTATTGAACCGGTCGGAAATTACGGCGGGGGCAATCCAGCGCGACCCGCGCCTGCCTGGGTTTGGCAAACCGGTCATGTATCGGATGAACCCTGCCACCGGCGCATCGGTGGAAATCCACCCCAGCCGCCTTGTCATTGCCACGGGCGAGGAAGTGCCAGACGATAGATACTCAGCACATCCCGGATGGGGTGACAGCACGTTGAACGCCACGATCAGCGCCGTGCGGAACCTGGACGCCACAATCGCCAACGTCGTATCGCTGGTATTTGAAGCCAAAATTGACGTGATCGGCATCAACGGATTCAACGAAGGGCTGCGCAGCGGTGGCCAGTCGTATGAGGATGTTGTGCTGGCCCGAACCAGCCTGACCGCGCGCGGCAAGGGCATCAACGGCGCGCTGCTGATGGACGCCGAGGACACATACGATCAGAAAACCGCAAGCTTTGCCACGCTGCCGGACATCATTGATCGCTTCATGCAGATGGTGGCGTCTGCATCTGGCATACCTATGACCCGGCTGTTTGGCATTTCAGCGGCTGGATTGAACGCAACAGGCGCGGGCGATGAGAAAGTTTATTTTGATCGGGTCCGCGTCATGCAAACGCTTGATTTGGACCCGGCCATGGAAATTTTGAATGAATGCCTGATCCGGTCGGCGCTGGGCAATCGCCCGCCCGAATTGCATTGGACGTGGCGTCCGCTATTCCAGCCAACGGCAAAAGAACGGGCCGACATGGGTAAAGTTCTGGTTGACAGCGTGAAAGTTCTTTATGACATGGACATCTTGCCAGAAGAGGCGCTTGCGGATACAATCGTAAACACACTGACCGAAAGCGGGGCATTCCCGGGGCTTGAGGGCAAAGTGAAAGAGTTTTTTAACGTGGTGGAGTCAGACGAATGAAAATGACAGACGCAGCCACGCTTACAGGTGCCCGCGTCACAGACGAGGGCTATCTTGTCGCCAATGTTCGCACCGCCCGCATCGGCACGCAAGATTATCTTGGCTCTGAGTTGGACCGTCCCGATTTGGAAAAGGTGACAGTTTACCGCGACGAGTCGGAGGTGTTCCGCAAGGCATCGCTGCAAACCTTCGGCATGTTGCCGGTCACTGATGACCACCCCGCTGATCTGGTAACGGCTGACACGGCCCGGATGGTGTCGGTTGGCACGACAAACGAGGAAGTTTTACGCGACGGTGAGTACCTGCGGATCGGGATCAAGCTGACCGACGCCGCCACGATCCGCAAAGTGCAGGACGGCAAGCGTGAATTGAGCGTTGGATATGTGTCGGAACTGGTCTGGGGCGACGGCATCGCGCCGGACGGGACCGCGTATCAGGCGCGGCAAACAAACATCGTGGGAAACCACATCGCTATTGTGGCAGCCGGACGCGCTGGCCCACTGGCAAGAATCGGTGACAGTCAACCAATCACTGTAGCGCGGTGGGGCGCATCCCCCATCACAGACGAAAAGGACGTAATCATGGCAGACGCCATCCAAACGCGGACAGTCCTGATTGACGGTCTCTCCGTCGTCACGACCGACGCGGGCGCGCAGGCGCTTGAAAAGCTGCAAAAAACCATCACCGATGGCCAGACGGCACTGGCCGCCAAGGACGGCGAAATGGCGGCCAAGGACGTCGAACTGGCGGCCAAGGACGCCAAGATTGCCGAAATGACCAAGGCCACATTGTCCGACGCGGATCTTGACGCCAAGGTCGCTGCCCGCGCTGATCTGATCGGCAAGGCCAAGGCAATCGCCAAGGACGTGGCAACCACCGGTCTGTCTGACGCTGCCATTCGCAAGGCCGCTGTCGTGGCGGTTCTGGGCGATGCTGCAATTGCCGGCAAATCCGACGCCTATGTCGATGCGCGCTTTGACATTCTGTCAGAGGATGCGGCCAAGGGCGACCCGGTGGCCGATGCCCTTAAGCAGGCACCCGCGCAAGTCACCAGCTTGGACGACGCCTATGCGGCCCGTGACACCGCACTGAACGACGCATGGAAACCCGCAATCGTAAAGGGGGCTTAAATTATGCCTATTTCTGATACCGTTGGCACATATTCGGGCCAAACCGCTCTGGGGTATGCTGGCATGATTGCCGAAGCCCAGATGATCAAGGACGTTGCATCCAAAGCAGTCACAACCGCAGTGGTACCTTTCGGGCGTGCTGTTGGACGTGATGGCACGAGTCCCAACACCGTCAAACTTGGCGGCACCGGCTTTGAGGGCATCACCGTTGCAGACAAAACCCGCACCGACGATCAGTATGCAATCGGTGAAATGGCAGGGGTTTTGCGCAAAGGCACAATCTGGGTCGTTGCTGATGGCGCCGTGACTACCGCCGGTCCAGTGACATTCACTGTCGCCACCGGCGTCATTGGCGCAAGGGAAGTTGCCTCAGGTATTGTGGCAATTGCCGGTGCAAAATTTGAAACGGCAGGCGCTGATGGCGATCTTGTCCGCGTCTATCTGCCGTAAGGAGGCATCAACATGAACAAACAGATGATCATGGACGCGCCAGCCGCACTTGGCTTTGTCGTTTCCCAACGTTCGCACATCGAAACCGAAGTGCTGAAAAAACCATACCCGGCGATTCGCTACGCCGAGTTGATTCCGGTCGATACATCGGCCAACCCCTTCGCGGCATCCGTAACGTTCTTTTCTCAGGACGCTGTGGGTCGGGCGAAATTCATCAACGGCAAAGGAGATGACATCCCGCTGGTGAATATCACAGGTTCCAAGTTTGAGCAGACCGTCAACATGGCGGGCGTGGGCTATTCCTTCTCACTTGAAGAAATCGGCGCGGCTCAGATGATGGGCAGCAACCTTTCATCTGACGGGGCCGACGCGGCACGTCTTGCTTACGAGCAATTCGTGGATGAGGTGGCTTTTGTTGGTGACACCACAATCGGCGTTGAGGGTCTCTACAACACTACGGGCATCACGTCCGTGGCTGCAGGTGCTACGTTTGCAGCGTCTACCCCTCAAGCTGTTCTGGCGATCATCAACACCGCTCTGACTGGCATCATGACTGCCACACAGGGCATTGAGATGGCAGACACTGTTGCGCTGCCATTGGCTGCCTATGGTGACGTTGCAACCCGCCAGATTGCACCGGAAAGCAGCATGACGATCTTGCAGTTTATTCAGCAGGCAAACGTCTACACTGCCATGACGGGCCGCCCTCTGACCATCGTTGGCGACCGCCGACTGACTACAAAGATGGTATCATACCGCCGTGATCCGGGCGTGTTGAAACTGTCCATGCCTATGCCTCTGCAATTCATTCCTCCGCAGACGGTGAACCTTGAGGTTAAGGTGCTGGGCATGTTCCGGTTTGCGCCGGTCAATATCCGTCGTCCTGGCGCTGTGCGCTATACGACGGGCGTGGTTGCATAATGACCATCCACTCTAACACATCGGGCGGGTTGTTAATCCTGCCCGATGGCACCGAGATTGCTAACGGTGCTAATGCAGAGATTCCTGCCGCAATGGCAAAGAATGCGGGCGTTGCAGAATGGTTGGCGAGCGGTTGGCTTGTGCCAGTGAAAGCTGACGCCAAGGTCGCACAGCCTGCAATGCCGACCGGCAAGAAATAACCAACGGGCGGGCTGTCATGGTCCGCCCGAGCAACCATAGGGGCGTCACATGATCGGCACCGTCACAGCACTGATCGCATATGCCGGGGCGCGCGGCACGGTAATCGCTGACAACGCCGCAACGCTGCAGGCGCTGGTCCGGGCGTCAGATTACATCCAATTCACATATCTAACCGGATCGACCTGCACCGTTGCCAGCGACAATGTTGAGGAAGCCACATACGAGGCGGCCATTGCCGAGGTGGCTGCGCCGGGCATCTGGACCAAGACATTCACGCCAGCCGATCAGAAAGTTCTTGTCGGCGTGGGCGATATTAAATGGCAGGTGACGGGTGACGCCAGCAAGGGCGGCACATCTGTTCCAAGATCCACGAAAATCGAAACCATGCTACGTCAGTGCATCGGCGGGGGGCTCTATGGCTACTCGACCGGCCCGAGGCTGGTATGAGCGGGGCAGCCATAGCCGCTGAGGTCGCACTGGCCTATGCTGAGGCAGGCCGTGACGCGGGCGACGGGCTTGGGGCGGTGTCTGTCACGATCAGTCGGCCAGGGCAGCCCACGGGGCCGGAATGGAACCCTACGCCGGGTGCGCCAGTGTTTCACACCTTCACGGCCAAGCCATCCGCCAAGGCTTACACGCAGCGGACAGGCTTGGCATTGGGTGCGGGTGAGTTGGTCTATTCGCTGGTGAACCGCGGCGTGACGATCACCCCTAGCACATCGGATGTGCTGACAATCGGCGGCGTAAATTGGCCCGTGCAGGAGGTTATCCCGATGGACTCGGCGGGCTATGTGATATCGTGGCTGGTGAAGGTGGCAAAATGACCGTTGTTCCGGCACGCGTTGATCTGAAAATCTACCAAGGCTCTGACTTTTTGCAGGTCGTGACATTCCTGCAAACCGCGGGCGGAACGCCTGTCGATCTGACGGGGCTGACCGGGCGTATGCAAATTCGCCAGACTCTGGCATCCTCTGAAATTATTATGGACCTGACCACTGCCAACGGGCGGCTGACATTCGGTGGCACCAATGGCGTTGTGACGATGACGTTAAACGCAACGGAAACGGCCACGATCTTGACGGATGGCGTTTACGATTTGGAATTTGTGACAAGCGCGACCAGCGCCGCCCGTTGGCTTGAAGGGCTTGTGATACTGAGCAAGGAGGTCACGCGATGACAGCCGTCGTAATCCAGCAGGCCGCGCCGACGCAGGTTGTCGTTTCGTTACCTGCCGCGCCAAGGGCGGTCGTTGTGGGTATTCAGGGGCCGCCGGGCGCGGATGGCACGTCTTCACTTACCATCGACCCACAGGCGGGTAATCTCCTAACCACAAGCTCAGCGGGCCTTTTTGTAAACGGCGCGTTAGACCTCGGCACTTTCAACTAAAACATAAAGGAATATCTCAATGCCCTCAGTTCAGCAGAAACGCGGCCTCTTCGCCAACCTCCCGTCATCGGCCCTCTTGCCTGGTCAGATATTCGTCACGACTGACCGTCAGACAGCGCACTTCCCGACAGACGCCACAACAATGGTGCCTGTGGTTCCTGCCATTGATGCTTTAACCGCGATTGGTACGGTTGCAGGTGCAGCTGACTTGCTAATCATGCATGACGCCAGTGCAACGGGTGTGAAGGAAAAAAAGATCACGTTCGATGCGTTCAAAACTGCGCTGAACATTCCACCCGGTTCTACTGATGAACTTGTGGCTGTTGTTGATGGTGGCACAGCAGGATTCATTTGGGGAACGGACGGCACGGACGGTATCTTCCGAATGAACACATCAATGTCTTGGTCAAAAGATGCTGGTGACAGTTTCGTCACTTTGGCCGTTGGTGCGGTAGACTGCGGAACGTTCTAAATGCCAGACGTTCAGCACAAACGCGGGACTCGCGCTGATCTTGACACACTAGCCGCCGCTGATGGCCTTCTCGTTGGGCAGATTTATGTCATCACAGACGAAGACCGTTTGGCCGTTGCTTTGTCCATTGGTTCCTATCAAGCAATGGCAAAAAAGGGGGAGGGTGGTGGTTCAGCATTTTCCTTCTGCCAAGTACGCAACACCGATAGCACCACAGACATCAATGTAAGCACTGCCGCAAACATCCCGTTCGGCGGAACAAACGACGCAACAGACTCGGACTACACTTTGGCCAGTGACAGCATCACGGTCAACTTCGATGGGGTTGTAACTGTGCAGGCGCACATATCCCAGACCGGGTTAGTAATGCGGTCAAACGTCGGTATCTGGATTACAAATAATAATACTAAGGTCAGTGGTGTGGGACAGTCGGGTTACATCCGCCAGGCTAGCCAGGACTCGTCATCGTCGCATATAAGTGCTACGTTCGCTGTGTCTGACGGAGATGTTATCCGCGTTCAGGGTGAAGAGCGCGGGGGACGTGGCACCGTTAACCAAACAGCAGGCGAAAGCCAAGTCACCATAGAGCGGCGCACATGACCGACACAGCCGAGCGTATGATGGAAGCGGCCAAGACTGAGGCGCTGTTTGCCGCTGCGCACAACGCCATGCCTATTGAGGCGCGTAAAGCGACACTTCTTGCCGCAGTGCGCCGTCTGCACTACAATGCCAGCATCGCGCAAGGGTTCAGCCCGGATGAGGCTTTGACGTTGTGCATGGAATCGGTGAGGATTGAATGACAACCCGCGACACCCGCCAAAATTTCCTGAGACTGCTGGATGACACATGGCCCGGCGTCCAGTCGGAGTTTGTCGCAGCCATGCGACAGGCGCGGGCTGAC